AGGTGATTGGGCAGAGATAAATTACGACCATTGGAGAGATCATGAAGAACGGTAACGGAGTACCTCAGGTAGGTAAACCAATGTTTAGCGTGTTCTTTTATCACAGCAAGTCTGGTGATATCATGCGCTACAAATTTATGTCGTACGAATCGGCTATGGATTTCTACGAAAAGTTAGATCCACAGACGAAACCTACGGTGTACGAATCAGTGAGGATTTTATAATGTCAGAAGTCAAAGATATTTTAGTTGAACGAGGTTCTCGTTACGGGAACTTTGCTTCCCACGCAGAGATCACAGTAGCATTGAAGGAAGTATTCTTTAAAGCCATTTGGGCTCGTGTCGCAACCGAAGAAGAGTTTGATGCCCTATGCCCCCCGTACATGCAGGAAGCCATAGATATGATCATGCACAAACTTGGACGTATAGCCAACGGAGATCCATTCTACGACGACAGTTGGATTGATATCGCTGGATATTCCCAGTTGGTTGTAGATGAATTACACGGAGAATCTAAATGAAAATTTTAGTTTATATCATACTTATAGCACTTGCACTCAGTTTTGCTGGGTGTGGTGCTGTCGATCGTTTTGCATCCAAGATTACTGGAGATGCCTCTGAGACTTGTCACGAAGGTGTTATGTATCTTCAGTTCACATCTGGAGCGTCTGTGATGTATAACCCTGATGGGACCATTCACCCTTGCAACGGAAACTCATGAAGTGGGTTGATGGACTTCGACGTTGGCGAAAAGACAGAAACATAGTTGCCCCTCAGGGAGCTTACATACCATCTATTCAAGAGGAGTTGCAGGAGTATGCTGACGCACAGACAGAACATGATCGAATTGACGCTCTTGCTGATATTCTTGTATTTACTTGTAACGAACTTGAAGTAGAAGGGTACAATATAGACTTAGTCATGAAGCAGGTTGTGAAGCATATCTCAGCACGCAGACAAGATCCTATACAAGCAGAAGCCTGGTTCCTCAATGGTCCATCAGGTAAGTGGCAGAAAGATCCAAACCAGGATCCTTCCACCCTATATGGGCCAGATTATTCATTGTGCAAACTTCCTCTGATACACTCCTAGGAGGTACATATGGAGACACTCAGAACACTCTTGATCACAGGTGCAGTAGTCATGCTAGTATATCTAGCATTATTCCTGTCATACATATTGATCCCAGTCGTGGTATTTGCAGTAGCGTATATCATAGTCAGGGCAATACGTTCCTCAGAGTCCTCTTAGGAGGATTCTACAGAAACGTCTTATGCGAATGCGAATACAGATTCCATTCCAACATTGTCCCATGGATTATGTACGATACTTCCATCCATTACTTTCATTGGGAATGCTTCATTTAACACATTCACACTATTGATACCTAGCGCAGTCTCTAACGCATATCCACCCAAACTATTAACCGGATGGTACTTCACTAGCCCTGCTATCACTTTTTGTACCTTGAGCCAGAACGCAGGGAACATCAGTATCCCATAGTCACTCAGAGCTTTAATCTCCTGAGGTATATTTGAGCGGTAGTCGATGAATGTCTGGTTAGCCTCGTAGTATGCTTCTTCTTTAGTATACGTCTTACCTGTTGCAGGATTACGTCTACCTATCAAGAAATTAGCCAGAGTATATTTACTCAGTACATCTGTGACTACCATAGCAGCTCCCCCATAAGACACTATCTCAGATGATGGTGCACCAATGATATTACTCACATAGTCAGCCACACTCTCAGCATCTTTCTTGGATTTCAGTCTCTCAGCTATAGCCACCATCTCGTCACCTACCGTAGTACCCTTGAGCTTTGCACTCTTACCTGCTGCAGCCATCCAGCTATCCAGTGACAACTTATCTCCCCCGAATGCTTGCCACTTCTTGATAGCATTGTATATAGCATTTGGATTCCCCTTCTTATCTGTAGTCATACGATCGATTACATCATTGATATCTTTCTGCACCCCACTAATAGTATCGAACTCCTTGATCACCATGTCAGTACTGTATGACTGTACAAATCCAGACTGGAATGAATCGTAGAACCGGTGTGCTTTCATTGCATTCTCTTTGGCTTCTAACTTAGCTAGAGCACTCTTATACTCGGCAGCTGCCTTAGTATCCTTTGGGTTCATCTGAGCATTTGCATGTGCACGTCTAGCATCGATAGTCAGAAGTACCATCTCCGACCTCATAGTGCTGAACTCATGATACGCATTCCATCCATCTTTAAATCCATCCCATATTTCAAATGGAGTCATGTCTTTCATCTGCAGTATCCCTATATTAGATGCCAAGTCAGCCAACAGTTTCATAGGATTGGTTACGATCATCTTCTGCTTAGCTAGGATTACCATCTTCTTGAAGATTGCTTCTGCTTTAGCTAGATTACGATTGTCACTCTTACCGAATAGACTGAAGTTCTCATGTCCTAGAAGTACATCAGCGTCACCACGTTTAACCAGTGTGATCCCCTTATGGAATGAATTGTACGTAGTCAGATTCCTAGGACTCTTGAAGTACAGTTTCACATCCTTAGGAAGACTATCATAGTTCCCATAGTCATAGTTCATCTTGACGAATGGATGTACCACTTCTCTGTCCCCTCTCAATCCTTCCTGACGATTCTTAGTGAGCTTCTTAGCGAATGCTCTCATCTCTTCTTCATTGTTGATCTGTAGAGTACCTTCATTCAACATGATATCTCTGATAGCCTGAGACTGTACCAATTCTTGATTGTGAACCAAAGTTCTATATAGACTATGAGCGACATTCTGTTTCATACTTAGCATGTCTACTTTAGATTGCTCATCCACATTGACTTTGATTCTTCTTCCATCTCTTACCATACCATTAGTAGCCAGCCATGCATGCTTATCTTCAGCACTTGTTATTGCTTCTAACTTACCGATGATCTCTTCACTCTGCTGTGCGTTGAGATACACACCATTACTAAATTTATTTAGCTCTAACCCAATACCCGGTACACCGCCAGGATTGTAGCTGTCTCTTGCTACCAACCCTAGAGTAGTATCAGTTGGTTCACGTACCACTTTCCATTCATTCTCAGAAGTATATGTACTACCTTTCATATCACTCTTGGATACCGCACGATACTCATACATCTTCTCATGGATATCCATAGAGTAGTGCCCATCATGGTTGATATCGAACTGCGCTTTGCCTGTATGAAATGACCCTGCGATTCCCATTCCCTGCTCATTGATTTCCATATGCAGAGCATGTACACTGTGAGCCAAGAACATTAGTTCATTTCTCAAATCTTTATCCATAGTAGTCAGTAGCTTCTCACCATTGGTTATCAGACTGATAGCTTTCAACGTAGTATATACTTTAACATCATTTCTATAATCACCAGATCTATATGTATTCGTATTCCCGGTCATCGTCTTACCAGTCACATAGTAGTTTGCTACATCATCCAGATGAGTTATTACACTTGGATCTAGCTTAGCGCTCACTTTAGACATAGCATCTTTTACAGTCATAGTGCCATTCATGATACCTTGATACACATCTTCATCATACTTCAGATTAGCGATACCAGTCTTCGCGAAGAGTTTATATATACGTACTCTATCTTCCTTAGACTTGTACATCTTCTCTACTTTACGATCGAGTTCAGCCATAGCTTCTAACGTCTTCACACTCTCTTGCATCATAGCAGTACCGAGAGTCTGTACTTTGTCTATCAGAGTCGTCATCGTATCCCCTGAGATACCTAGAGTAGTGTGCATACGTTGTGCGAAGTCTGATGTGATTAATCCATTTCTCAATAGAGATATAGTCGATCGGTACACATCAGAGGATCTCATAGCAGCATTATGAATCTTACTTACTCTTGGTCCGAAGTGTTCAACCATAGTATCACCGAAGATCATCATCCATCCAGATACATACTGGTTTTGCTTTGCCAACACTTCATTCGCATACTTATAAGGATTCATATAGATCTCTTTATGAATATCCTCTTTAGTCTCTGCTATCCCTAGAGGGTTAACCTTTGTATTCTTACTGGTTGCAGCAGAAGTATTTACTCTTGCGTTGGCATCCATTTGGTCGATAGCACTATATAGTTCTAGTGCAGTATACGAATCTTCCTTGAATGCTTTCTCGATGATCTGTTGCTTCTTAGCTGTAGTCAAAGTCTTCACATATGCTTTGATCTTACTTACTATGTCTTTAATCTTTTGAACCAGAGAAGTATTCCCAATCATACTTGCGATCTCGTCCATGACAGCTTTCTCATTGTTCATGATTGCTACCATCTCAGCCAGTGCTTCATTAGCTGTAGGACGTGTAGCGATATAGTTCACACGCTCTCTAGCTTCATCAGATAGTTCAGTCATAGCTGTCTTATTATCTGCTTTGGTTTTTAATACACTCAGAGCTTTATGTAGATACTTCACTTCAGTGCTATTAGCATACTCTTCGATATAGGCCATCTGGTATGCATGGTCAACTTCATGAGCCAGGGTTTCAATGATACTCTCTACTGTATGCGGAGCACGGTGGTCATATCTTACATCTTCCATATACTGAGCACCAGTATCTACGAATACAGTCCATGGTAACGCTGAGTATTCATTGCTACTTTTGTAGCCTATATTCGTATCATCCAGTGATGCGATTACCTTATCAGCCAACTCTCTATGGGACTCAGGTATAGTCATATGCTCTAGTAGAGATACCACACGCATCTTCATAGGCATCCTAGTATCTTTGAGTACCTTCAGAGATTCAGAGAATGTAGCATAGACTCTTTCATTGTGTTCGACTACTTTCTCATCCTTAGCATTCTGTTCTACTTCCTCAGTGTTCTCATCACCGGTCCATAGATTATTCCCTAGGACATCAGTCTTCACACCAGTAAGATATTCACCTTTGGCTTCACGTACAGGAGCATACGCTTCCTTGATATCATTGAGCTTGTTCATTGCCTTAGTCTTATCGATACCATCTTTCATACCATTGACTACTTCTTCTGCTTCTTTGATTGCAGCTTCAGTATAGTCATACTCCATGGCAGCTTTGACAGCATACTTATTATACGCATCCATGACTTTCATAGCAGTATTAGTATCTGAGTAGAATGCATCATGGACAGTCATGACACCACTATCCTTCATTACATCTTTGAGTGTCATCAACAACAACGCAGCATCTGTAGCATGTTGTAGATTGACATTGAACGATGTCTTGTTGTTCATCATCTTATTCACTAGCAACATCTCTTTACCGAGATCCTTAGAAGTCACACTCTTCAACTTCTGGATAGACATCTTCTCTTTGGTTCCAGTGAGAGTACCCATAGCAGATTTGATTGTACCTTCCCACCCTTTACTATTGTCTAGCAGAGTATAGATATCTCCCATAGTCTTACGATACTTCTCTACATCACTAAATAGTTCTTCCATAGAACTTACATACATAGACCCTACTGTTGATGCGAAGTGCTCAGTCAGAACTTTGACATCAGCATCAGCCTTAGTGATATCTCCTATGAAGTCTACTTTCTCACCAGAGATATCTGTACTATCCGGAGCATACTTCTTACCTGTTATCTTATTGATATAGTCTAGTGCCTTATAGTTCCCCTTGATTGCTGCTTCGATTAAATCCACTGCTATTGAATTACCCATACCAGTCTTAGTGTTCTCACCGGTCTGCCCATAGAACCAAGTCATGATAGGTTTCTTAGCCAAGTTCCTCATGAACTTCTTCACAGCATCTGGATTCTGCTTATCCTTTACGAATACATCGACGAGAGCATCCATAGTTGGTTTAATCTTCTCCTCGTACGTTAGACTGTTCTCTTTAGAATACACATCATCTATATACTCATTCACTATCAAATATGGATCGAGTTTCTGACTTAGATCTGCACCCTTACCTACACCCATCTTACGAAGTAGTTCCTGCACTTTGGGATATCCAGCCAAGTTCATCAGAGTATTCATTACTCCTGAAGCAGTAGCATCTGATTCTACCATGTAGTCTGTAGTGACTTTATCTCCATCACGCTTAGAAATATCGTACATAGCTTTCACAGCACTCATAGTTTTAAACGGAGTAGTAGACTTCATCCCTTTGATTACAGTCAGCGTATCAGTGAGACTCAATGTACCATTACGTTTAGCCATACTGTCTACAGCCTTCTTTAATATGCCACTTGGATTCAGTACATCCTCTGGTTCCACTCCTAGAGCATCAGCCACATCTTCAACTAGTAGTTGTAGTTCCTTCTCAGATCCAGTAGTATACTCACCTCCGGTGATCATCTGTCGAGCCATGAACTTATCACCTTGGTAGTCCAAGATAGTCTGTAGTACATGGATACGCTCATTGATAGCACTCTCATAGTGGAAATTGAATTCCCCCTCAAGTTGATCCAGATTATCTAGTAGACGTGCCAGGTTTCCAGTCTTATTTATCTTTCTCCCTGACTCTCCCATTCTCAAGAACTCTGTCTTACTTTCCTCAAGATTGAGTAGTTGTTTGATCTCTGGCTTAGCGTAGAGCATCTTATCAAAGTCACCATCATACTTAGTATCTCTCATCTCTTTGAGATCTTTAAGCATCTGCATGAATTCTGGTTTGATCTTATATTTCAATTCACTGTAATCTTTGATGATCTTCTCATGCGGTTTACTGATCTTGACAGCTTCAGCTCCCTTAGACATCACCACGAACTCTTGCCCACCTGCTTGAGGTAGTTCGATATTCGGAGGTGTGAACAGTTTACTAAATGTATTCAGTGAACCAGACATCTTATCTGCATCGCCTTTTAATACTAGTGTAGGCATCTTGATTAGTAGTTTACCTTTACTATCTTTGAAGGCTTGTAGCCCCATCTCTTTAGCTGTAGTCTCTGTGAGAGGCTTACCGTCTTTCCCAACCATATTATGAACAGATAGATCCTCTACACCCTCTTCTACCATATCTAGGTCTTTGAGTACTTGGATGATCTTATTACCCATCTCTTGATATGCCTTAGCTGTAGCTTCTGGCTTACCTCCTAGTTTGAAGCCAAAACTATTGATGTAGGCTTTACCTATCTGTATATCCAGTTGAGGTTTACGAGCAGCATTTGATTTACGTGTGATACCCTGCTTACTCGCTATGTCACTCTCAGAGATCATACCACTCTTGATATTACTCACACCTAGAGATACAGCACGCATCACATTGGCTACACTCATAGGAGTATCCTTAGGAAGTACACCACTCATAGACTCTTGGATCTTATCCATATTCTCTTCTATATGTTTGGCTACACCTTGTACCTCAGTATGTTGCTTAGCCTTATATCCGAGCTTCTTAGCCACACGCTTTAGGAATGTATTCTTATCTCCTGTCTCGAATCCTTCATTGATTACTTCATTTACTTTAGTATCATTCATTTCATATGGATCGAATAGTTGTTCCTTCTTCTTACTTACAGCTCTTGGTGATACGTCATCCATGATGTCTACGGTGACTCCTGAGGCACGATCATGCAGTGAGGTGAGGTTTGATATACCTGCCTTATTAAATCGATCCCTGAGCGTCGCTACATGCGTATCTATAGTATCTTGATCTGCACCTTGCTCTTTAAGTTGTTTGGTTAGAGTTTCTTCATAGTGCTTTAGATCTACCGCAGCATCTTCGGCTCCCGGCTTGACAGCCTCCGCCTCAGCAGCTGCTGGAACTTCCTCAGTGATAGGAGTAGTGATTGCTTCCTCTTGTGCCTTAGACTTCACATCAGAGACTTGTTGTTTGATATCTGCCATCTGAGCACCTAGCTCTTTATGCTCTTGATTATACGTAGGAGATTCTATGTCTAGCGCATCTATCTTGGATTGTACTTCTGCTCTTTGAGTAGCCAGAGTATCTAGTGTCTCTTGTGCCTCTGGTGAATATGCTTTACCTGCCTGTTCCTTCATAGACTTAGCCAGTACATCTTCTTTAGTTTTACCAGTAGAGACTTCAGCGAGCACATCTAACCCTTGGCTAGTTCCACGTTTGACATCACCTAGTACACCAGGAGCCATAGTTACACCAGCACCTAGTCCACCTGCTCCGATACCTACACCCATTGCTTCTAGTGCTTGGCGTTCTTCTTCAGGAGTTACATTCAAATTCATCTTAGTCATATCAGAGGCTTTACCCTCACCAAGAGTCTGTAGATATTCAGTTCCACCTTCTACACCAGTCTTGACACCAAACTCTCCAGTTTTCATACCTAGACCTAAGAGTGTCTTGCCGAAGGCTCTTATAGCAGCACTCTTGACTTCAGGAGTCATAGCGTTGATAGTTTTGCCTAGCGACTCTTTTACACTATCAGGCATCTTTACTCGACCCATCATTACTTTATCCCCTAGACGGTCGAGGTATGTAGATACCACAGATACTCCGATAGCCTTAGCCTCATCCAGTGCTGTTGGAGGTGGTAGACCTTGCGCTTGAGCGTTAGCTTTTGTTTCATAGACAGCAGCATTTGCATTTGCAGTAGCCATTACACCTAGTCCTACAGGTGTCCACATTGCAGCCATCTCAGGAGCTGAGTTCAAGAATGCAGTGGCCATACCCTCAGGATTCGATAGTACATTCTTTATAGCCCCAAAGTAGTCTTTCTTCTGCACTTGATCTGCGAACTGACTTCCCATCTTCTGTACCACTGAAGCATCATACCCTAGAGTCTTATCGAATAGTCCTGTCTTTCTAGCGCCTGCCTGTTCTGCTTGGATCTGCTTTGCTTCTTCAGATAACCACTTACCCGGAGTTTCTGCTCCCATACGTGTCAACCCTTCACCTACTACTTCAGCACTGCCTGCTAAAAATTGAGCTAGTTTAGAACTTGTATTTAGTGCTCCTGCCCCCGCAGCTTTTAGCAGATTACCTGCTCCAGCTCCCGAGCCATATTGCTCTTGCAGGTATGCTTTGGCTAGATCTTGTTTTGAGGCTCTATACTGATCTTCTGGTTTAGGTAGAGGTGTGCCACCTAGTAGAGGAGTTCGTGGATCTTTATAGTTCTGATTCCACATAGGGGCATTCGGAGTTGTATACTCTGTTTTACCAGATCCAAACAGTGCAGTATCTTGTGCTGACACAGGACCTTGACCTATAGCCCTGTTACGTATCTGCCCCATATTTGAGTGTACGTCATGTTCAAACTTTGTGGCTTCTTGCCATGGTAGAGTGATGTCCATTCTAGCGCCATCTCTTAGTGTGACTCCCTGAGGCCCAGGAGACCACCCACCCTTACTTGGATCATATCTTCCCTCAAATCCACCTTTAGCTGTAGCAGCCAATCCGAGTTTCATATTCCCTTGATTCGTGTCATCGATATAAAGATTTCGTGTAGGACCCTCATACGGTACTTTAGATATTACGGTATTTCCGTGAGAGTCTTTAGTGTATCTTTCTTGATACTGTTGACCTTCAGGTGTAGTATAGATTTGGTTATTTACTTCATCCGACAACATCTTCTGTAGTAGTGGTGCGGTCTGGTGGCCTGTATCTCCATAGGTAGCACTTGGCTGTGCTATACCTATATCATAGATTGATTTACCCGAGAGTTTTAGGAGTTTATCGGATTTTCTATCCGAAAGTAGGGAGGTTTTTTCCTCTGCAGTGGACGATCGTCCATAGTCATAGATAGAAGCCATAGGTATATTCCTTATGTATTAGTGTAGGAAGTATACCATATAGCCTCAGTGTTACGATTACTTATAGATACTTAGGAACTTAGTCATCTCAGCCTCATCAGGAGCATCTGAGAAGTAGTTCTGCTTAGACAGCGATAACATCTTATTGATTATTGCGTCTTTTGGGGCTTTAGGGTATGCTAGTTTCCATGCATCTGCAGCAGACACTAGGTCAGCTCCAGAGGTTCCACCTAGTAGTCCCCTGCCACCTTCTTCACGTAGAAGTTCTACGGTTGACTTATTGGTAGTATCCTTATATCCTCCTTGAGCTTTTCCTCCTGTACCTGGAGCTTCAGACATGACACCAGGAGTATATCCTTGTTGTGCCAGCGATACGTAGTCATCAGGGCTATGAGCCACATTCTTAATTAGTATTCCATTCTCAATCTTAGACATATATCTAGGAGCGAACTTCTCACCTTTACCTTCTAAAGCTTTCTTATCGAGTGCAAGTTTCTGCTTCTGCAGACTTAGAGTTGCCCCAAATTGGGCTGCTTGAGCTTTAGCCAATTTCTCTGCAGCTATTTGTTGATCTAGCCCACTTACTAGTTTATCCCTTTGCGCTATCATCTGTACAGGATCTACTTCCTTATTAGTGAAGATCTTATTACCTTGTGCATCAACACCTTCATCAGCCCCTGTAGATAGAGCCATAGATTGTAGCATTTGCTTCTGCATTATAGGGTTAGCGTTATACTGTGCTTGCGCTTTATTAACCATACCTTGCACATCAGCCCTAGGATTCTTATTGTACGCTGCCAAGATAGCGTCAGACTGCTGCGGTGTAACCACATTTTGCATTATTGCATTTACTTCTTGATTAGCTACAGGTAACGCTTGACGTGTATTGGACAGGATCTTAGCCTCATTTACAGCTCTGCCTTCCTGAGCCTGCGCCCGAGTATCTTGTGCTTGCTGCAGTAGATAGTTTTTACCCCACTGCTCTTTAGCAGTCTCAGCCTGCTGATCTCTGAATGCCACATCCTCAGCACGAGTCTTCTTACGTTCCTCAGTAGCCAGATAGTTTCTAGCGATGTCTCCGATATTCTTTACACTCTCAGTAGCATTACCCATAGCAGAAGCGATACCTCTACCAAAGTCTACTTGTATTGGTTGCAACATATATTCTCCCTTAACCGATTGGTGCGCCAGAGATCTTCTGCGCATCCAGTTGTGCTTGTCGTGCTGCTCTCGCGTTTGGATCCATAGTATTACCTGCTAGACTCATACCTACTTCACCTGCATTTTGCAGTCCAGTATTATACTCACTGGCTTGGTTCGCGATGTTTCTGTTTGCCATTGCCTTAGTGAATCCGAATTGATCCTTAGCCAAACCATAGTTCTTATACCCTAGATATGCATTAGCTAACCCTGAAGCAGCTTCTACACCCTTGGCTATATCTCCCATGTCCCAGTTCATACCACCATTTTGAGGTGTAGCCAGCGATACGGTACCTTCACCCGCTAGATTCGTATACTGCCCTTCAGGGTTAGCCTTGAAGAACTCAGGTCTTGTATCAGTAGCTCCAGATGTATACATACCAGGTGTATATGAAGCACTTCCTGTGCCCCCCATAGTACTTGCAGAAGTAGGTTCAAATCCGTAGTCCTTAAAAGCATTCATTGGGTCGCTTGCCCCACTATACCCAGACGAGTATAGTTGTGCTCCATTTTCAGCTAGACCACTTAGATTTACATTGCCTATACCAGATACTTCAGGCACTTCTACTGAGGTAGGTGCAACCAGAGCAGGAGGAGCTTTCATGCTTGCAGTAGTAACTTTCGCTGTACTAGGTTTAGTGGATACTCTTGGCGCAGTTCTAACAGTGTCAGCAACTACGGGTTTACCTTGCACGATAGGCTTAGTTACAGGAGTTACCACTTGAGTATTTAGTGGTACAACACCTCGATCCGCTAAGCCTGTCACAGTAGGTTTACCTGTAACTAATGTATTCATAGCCCTACTACGCTCTACTTGAGTTTGAGGACCTCCATGCATTTTATCATTTACCCAATTGCCTATATCTCCTGCCATGCCATATTGGCTAGTAGCAGTATATTTAGCATCAGGGAATGGGTTACCCAGAGATCCACTGAACATCTTTTTAATCCCTGGTTTATCCCATAGTGCCTGTGACTGATGAGACGCTGCTAGACTTGGTGTTGCCATATCATTTCCTTTACTTGCTTTAGTTTTAAAACTATTAGCTATTTAGCTTTCACGAATTATACTACACATCCATAGATATGATTCCTATCTTGAACTTCCTATCGTAGTCATAGATGTTTTCATACACGCTACTCACTGATAGATACACATGATCATACTGCATACCCACAGCCTTATACATATTCATATCATACCCTTCTACATATCCTTGAGTCATATCCATGTTAGCTAGTCCTGTTACGAACTCTGTAGACAGATAGTTCTGTACAGACTTCATCTTATCAGAGATCTCTTTTACCTTGAGTTCCAGTGTCTTACTGAATGCCTCAGCAGAATCCTCTAGATCTTCCATCAGACCATTGATTCTATAGTTGGCTACCTTAGATACTATATTCATACCAGTAAATACAGTCCCCGGAGTGATAGTCGTAGCAGAAGCCATGAATGTAGTAGCGTAGTCTGTAACCATCTTAGTTACTTGTTCTGCACTCAGAAACTCCCCAGCGTCTATGCTACTAGACCCATATGCACCTAGGGCTATAGTTGCGGCAATAAGTACTATTTTTAACCACCCAGGTAATGTAGATTCTAGTATTTTCTTTATCCCATAACTTGTAGCCAACCCAATAAGGATTTTCCCCGCAAACTTTAACCATGCTGATGTAGTACTCCCTCCGGACTCCCAGGTTAGTATTGTGATTACTACAGCCACAGTGTATACAATTACTTGCATAGCTGTAGCAAAGGCAGCAGTTTCATAATAGGCTAGATGAGTTACAGTAGCAGAATACACAGAGAGTCTCAGAGACTTACAGAATAGTTCCATTTGTTCCACAGGACTAAACTGATTCACTAGGTTATACGACAGAGGTAGTGTCACTGGTCCCGCTAAGAATGTCTTAGTCACAGCAGCAGACATACCTGCTCTAGCCAATACAGATACAGTGAATATCTCATAGATATGATACTCAGTATACTGGGTAGGAGTACTCTGATGTCTCAGTATTAGATCAGCACCTACCACTTGATTCTGATATGTACCTACCGGCCCGATAGATCCCGTAATGTAGTTCAGAGTCTGGTTACTCCAGGCCAAAGCACTATTATAGTTCCCTTCCTGCACAGTGATTCTATATTGGTTTACAGTTCCTAGAGTCCCAGTAGGAGGATTCGTAGATGCAGTCTCGAATATGAACTCGAATGTTTTATACACCATCTTAGATATCACAGGAGAAGTATCCGATATATCTATGCCAAAGTATACGAATGCATCTGTGATATCTGCTATAGCAGGATTATCATTAACAGCAGTAACTATAGCATCGATATCCACACCGATCATAGATAGCATCTCTTTACTTTGCAGATACTTTGGGTTAGTTGGATTGCTATTGATATTCACTAGATCATGCCGAATCTCCACGATAGGTAGCATATCCAGATTGGTTACCTCTTGTCTCTCATCGAGCGCAGTTACACCATCTCCTACCTTATACGTCCAGTAGTGAGGTTCTGAGAGTCCTATTTCATTCCATATAGCGATATGGTAAGCATATGGCCCAAATGCTATCACACTCACCACAGTAGGAGAATATTGACTAAGCACCGGAGTACCATACACGGTATCAATAGTATAACTATTGGTTTCAGTTCCTATAGGTATCACCACATCAGTAGTAGTAGTCACAGTACTTGAAGATACCCCAGTGATATTTGATGTCACCGTCGTAGTCACATTGGTTACAGTATGTCGATTATCATGTGTAGCATCTATATTCGTGATTGTGATTGTCACTTCAGTAGTCACATCAGTCGTAGTGGACTCTTCCCTATAGATATGAGCATCATAGTAGTTTGTACCATAGTTGTAGTCGATATAGTCCAGTGTATACTCATACGTCAGATACGTCAGTTTATTCGTAGTAGCACTGAAACCATATAGATCATATAGGTGGTGATACATATATTCTTCTTTGGTTGGTGTGTGTGTAGCCTTATAGCTCAGCTCACATGTTACTCCGTAGGTACTATTGATATGTGATATCACAGCCGCAGCAGGGAATAGAGCATTTGTCATATTCGACGTAGGTAGCCCATCTACATAGTGAGCTTTACCATAGTCAAAGAACTTATTGTATCTACCCATTATTCCCATAGTATGCTGTTTCATGATGTCGATGATACCCATCTGCGTATCCTGGTGTATCAGTGCGACTTGTGTCATCAGACTTGTATAGTCATCCCCTAACATCCTATTATCAGTTACATTGGTATTGATGATATCCGCACCATTTAAACCAAATAGACCGAATATGAATTCCAGAGCATCGCTCATGTGTTCCTCGAATGATCCTCCGAAGGCCGTCTGAACCAGTGCTATAGCGACGAGGGTTGGTAAGGTTATATACGCTACAGTGATTGCTACTATATTAGTGAGAACACTTACGATACTACCCATTGGTTACTCCCAGATACTCCATGATACGTCTGCCCCTCGGATAGATTTCATCCCTCAACATGAATACTGTAGACGTATCCGTAGTATGCCATAGTCTGATACTCGTGCCTGCAGCCATAGATATGAAGTCCTTTAGGTTATTCTCATGAGGTGCATAGGATATCTTATGCTTATCACATATATCGAACATCTGCTTCAGACCGATGATCATACCTATTGGATCCCATATCTTAATACTACAACCATAGTACTGATCATTCTCTATCTTGTTATACACGAATCCTACTCTCTCACTATTCTTCCATATGTCATATGCGAGTCCCTGAGCCACGCTGTCGAGCATATTAGCTTTATAGTAGTCTGGGTCAGTATCTTGGATTACACCGCTAACAGATGCCATATCTTGATCCACGCACGATGTATCAGTGATTGGTTTCACCTCATAGATATCACTTCCCTTTATGTACGATACAGCTTGCATAGAATCCTCCCATACCAGAACTTACACATAGCACATCACCTGCTAAATTCTCGTCCATAACCATACATACCTCAAGTAGTCCACTCGTACCCTGAGTGTGGCCATATGTTTCCTTATACCTAATCTGAGGCTTTTCACCATAGACCTTAGTTTCTGCTTCTTCATTATTCTCTGTCCCTGTCCCATGAGGTTTTATAAGATCACATTCTGTGATCACATTCTTGTATCCAGACTCTGTCACTCCAAATGGATTTCTATTGTACTCGAACCAAGTCTTACACTGTGTGATGTCTTCTTCGCTAGGAGATGCAGCTTTACCTAGATGGATGATTGCCATACCCTCTCCAACTTTGAGATCAATGTTGTGTTCATCAAAGATACGTAGAGTATTGTACGAAGTCTTCTCCTCAGCCACTATGATCACTTGATCGAATCCATTGTTCAATAGTTGTTCAGCCTCATGTAGACAGTGCATAGAACTTGCGCATGTATTCCCATTGATAGTTGCATAGCAGATATTCTCTCTACCATTTAGTTGCCCAATCCACTTATGCATACTGTACGCAGCAGTCTCTTTGATCACTACACCACTATCATTCACATTTACTCGATAGTTTCTATCACCCTTAGTATTCCTAGCTTCTCCTGCAGTCAGTAGTACACCACCTGCATAGATGAATGCACACTTGCCTTCCAGCGTTATACCATGCAGATATTCATACACATGGTTGATATACTGACTAGTCATATACTCACTATGGTCTAGCATTTCTACCACACCATCATTGTTTGGTTTCACATAGTTATACGATAGTACCTTCATTCATTACTCTTTCCACGATCTCTCGTATTGGTAGAACCATCCATTCTTCCTTAGTTCGCCCCAGGAACCACTCATTGTTAAAGCACCCATACTTTTCATCCATTTCCATGAATACCATATTGGTTCCAAAACTATCTACACCAGCATCCGACCACAGTGACTCGATATTTACACGAATACCATGTTCCTCTCTGATTGCTTTATTCAGAGTATCTAGGATATCTTGTTCCATGGTTAGATCTCAGCTAGTGGATTTGATGTCTTGACAATAGCCAGACTGTCCATAGCATTCTTCATGATACTATCGATCGGATTGACCTTGATAGCATCCGGAATAGAGTTTGCATCCTTGGCTACTGAGTATGCTACCGACCATGAATCCAGTGCTTGCTTCAGTAGTTTCTGTTTAGCATCATCATCGAATCCTTTAGTCTGTCTTTCAACTAGTGCTTTCTTAGCGATCTCACTATCAGTTTGTTTCTCAATAGTAGGTCTCTGTAGCGTGAATAGCACAGCTTGTGTCAAAGCAGTCTGTAGTGCTCCTAGATATACTTGAGGATACGCTTCACTCGTGATACGCTTAGCAGCCCATTCAGCCTGTACATGTGCATTGACTGCTTTCATCATCTGATCGAATACACCAGCACCATTGACCGTTGCCTCAGTGAGAGTAGTGATCGGGACCACAGTACTAAACGTATTCACAGTATAGTTTGAACTTGTAGCTACCAGCCCTGCCTCTGACGTAGACACACTTACATATGAACCAGCGGCTACAGTGATCACATTAGTATTATCTAGAATACTGGACGTAGGGGTGAATGTGCTTGTGAATATGATGTTATCCAAAGTAACCAGTGCACTTAGAGTTCCATTAGGAGCAGAGATATCTCCTAGAGTGAATCCACTCACTGCTTCACTAAACGTGAATGTGACGATAGCATTGTTCCCAGTGCTTACAGTGTACGTCGATAGAATGATTGTTGCTGATGGTATTGCCATAGACATGCTCCTTAGTATTTATTGATATACCCCGAAGGATACATCAGAAAGACTACACTTTAGCAATATCTTCGTATGAAATGTTGAATTTACGCACACTCATTGGGATCTTATTCCCAGTACGTCTTCCATCGATAATCTCATCTTTATGCAGAGTGATCATTGAACTCTTCAGTACATCAATCAGACACACTTCCAATTCCACCGGAATATCGAATGGTACATACTTAGCGATACCAAAATATTGATTCTCACATGATACATACTCAGATGTCACCATGTCATTGTCCCGTTTGTCATTAGACGATACAGTTACAATCTTGGTTACCATAGCAGCAGCCTTAGCGTCAGCGACAGCTTTACGTTGTGCAGCTTCAATAGATACTTGCTTACTCTGAGGAGTAGCATGGTCAGCTTTAGGTTCTACCACTACTGGTTTCTCAACCACTTTGTTAGCAGATTCCCCTGCAGCATAATACTCTTCAATTTTCGCAGCTAATTTAGCAGCACCAATATTTGCATTGTACGTTACACCTAGTACGTCAGCTTCAGCTTTTAATTCTTCGATAGTTTTATCCATTATAAATCCCTTTGGGTTGTTTATTTAGTAGAGTCCCGAAGGACTCAGTGATTAGACAGATGCTGCCACTAATACTTTGAGAAGTTTCTCAGGCTGGAGGATGATACCTGCATACCACATAGTATACGAGAAGAACCCGTTAGTACCAAATGGATTTGTAAGTTCGATCTTCTCAGGAGACTGAGCGTTGAATGCGATCTTATTGTACCCTTTGAGACCTACAGTTGCAAATGCACCTTTAGTTGGGAACAAGATTGGGAACGCATCGAAGTGTCCACGATCACCTGCAGTAGCAGAAGCGATGTTTGTAGCACCAGAGTAGCTGAGTGTTCCAGCATATGACTGAGGAGGTACAGCACCTTGACCAGTGTAAACAACAGCAGACTCAGACTCGATGAAACGAACATCTTGCATTGCACCAACTTCACCCTCAGCGAGGTTAGAAGCACCAGCATACTTATACGCAGGAACATACGCGATCTCTTCCGAGTACTGACCAGTGTTACGAACCAATGATTCCAAGTCATACTTAACTTCAGGTCCGATGATTGCATAGAACGCTTTGTTAATAGTCTTAGTATCGATCTTGGTTGAACCAGTTACGATCTCTGTATTCTTCTCAGCGCGGTTACGAACCAACTTACGAGATGCCTTACGGATCAAGTCATATGATACACGGCAACCAGCATCAAGAGTACCATCAGCAATAGCAGTTCCACCAATAGTTGCCAATGAAGTAGCAGCGCCAGAATACATAATATTGGTTGTAGCCAACATATCCAACTGTACTAGATCTTCTTGACGACGATTCGCCAAACGACCCAACTCTTCACGGTAACGAACTTGGATGACATCTTCAGAGAACATAGCCACTTCATCAGTATAGTCAATCATCTCACCATAACGAGCGAATGCAGTAGTCATAGTGATCTTTTTGATACTACGCTTATTAGTAGCACCTGAACCCTCTAACAGAGAAGCACCAGTTCCATCAGTAGCAGACAATCCTGCAGTCACAGTAGCGATATCACGAGCAGTCAAGTAACCTTTAGTTGCGAATGCACCATCAGTCAATTCACGATCATAGATATGCAACCACTTAGAGATCTTGAAGTTCTTACCCATATTCAATGGCATTTCTTTGCGGTCAGCCCATTGAGTATACACGTTGATTTCATTAGCAGCTTTTACACCTGCTTTGTCATAATAATGAGTTACTGTATTTGCTCCAGCAGTAGAGTTAGAGCCAGTTCCATATACGTTAGTTGCCATTAGAGGTCCTTATTATTGTTTCGACATAGTCGACT